ATTGAAGGTGAGATGCGGCGCATCCGCAAGGAAGAGGCATACAAAAAGCAAGAGATGATCGACAACGCTATCAACTTTGTTCTTGGATCAATTATATTCGTGATTGCCGGTGCTGGTGTGGTAACGGGCTTTTATTATCTTGGTCGATATCAGGGGCGTTGGTAATGTGGTTCTTAGTGTGGTTCATGTTTACAAATAACAAGCTGGAGCATTACCAGCTTGCTCAGTTGCCTACAGAGATGGAGTGCAGCGAGGCGCTTGAGGACGCTAAGGTTCTAATAACTAACAGCACAACGGTAGTGTATTGTTTTGAGGTTATACCAGAATAAGAAGGGTGATTACGTTGTATATGACAAAAACGAAAAAGTTGTTATAATAACCCACCACAAACGATATGCTGTAGAGTACGCAAGGAGTTTAGAAGATGCCGAATGAGTACGATCTGAACGGGAATGGCAAGATTGATCCAAATGAATATGAGATCATGCTGGAAGACCGCCGCCGACGCATGGAAGACGCAGACGCAAAGCGCGACACGCAGCGGCGTTTAACTACTGCCTGCGCTTCTGGTATGCTGTTATACCCTTTCGCCATCGTGGGAGCCTCTGCGGCGGGTCTAGGCGATGCCGCTGGCTTGATTGCGGATATTGCTGCGGTCTACGTTGTGGCGGCTTCAGGCGTTGTCGCTGCATATTTTGGATTTAATGCAATGGAGGCCAAGAAATGAGTATCTTTACCGCAGCACTGGGACCGATAGCTAACCTTGCGGGGTCTTGGCTTCAAGGCAAAGCTGACAAGAACGCTGCCGCTGCCGAGTTAAAATTAACCGAGGCTAAAGCCAAGGCACAGATACTTCTTTCTGAAAAGACTAGCGTTGCCGATTGGGAGCGCATCATGGCAGAGGGCGCAAAATCAAGCTGGAAAGACGAGTGGTTCGTAATTGTGCTGTCAATCCCGTTGATTTTAGCTTTCATCCCCGGCGCAGAAGGTTGGGTTGACCGTGGGTTTGAGCAGCTTAACAAAGCACCCGACTGGTATTTTTATTCGTTAGGTATCGCAATCAGCGCAAGCTTTGGTGTGCGCGGTGCGCAGGCTTTGTTTAAGAGGAAGTGATGGAAAACCTGAAGTTACCTGTAGCCCTTGTGGCAGCGATGGCTGTTCAGCTTGCCGCTGGTGTGTGGTGGGTGTCACAGCAAGCCGCGACTATTGCCAGTCTTGAAGAGACTGTTAGTCAGCTTGGTTCTCGCATGGCGATTGAGGACAACGTGAACCTGAAGCGGGACGTTCAGGACAACACCATGGAATTGGAATATGCTTTCGATGAGATTGACGACCTCTGGGATGAGCTGGCATCTATGACAATGGCCATTGGCGAGATCAACAAGATCAAACAGAGGGTTGCGCTAATCGAGAATGACTTGAAGTATATTGGTCGAGATCACCTGGATATGAAAGGCGGAATGAAATGAAAGAGAACTTTGGACACTGCTTGAGAATGCTATTGAAGCACGAAGGCGGCTTTGTAAATCATCCAAAAGATCCGGGTGGAATGACTAATCTCGGTGTGACCAAGGCTGTCTATGACAAGTGGATTGGCCGGGAAAGCACTGAGCAAGAAATGCGCGATCTAACGCCTGATGATGTAGCTCCGATCTACAAGAAAAACTATTGGGATAAGGTGCGCGGTGACGATCTCCCCAGCGGCGTTGATTGGTGCGCGTTTGATTGGGCTGTTAATTCCGGCAGCGGTCGGCCAGCCAAGGCTATCCAGCGCGCCGTAGCCGCAAAGCAAGATGGTGCAATTGGGCCTATGACCTTGCAAGCTGTGGCTGATAAAGACCCTAGAGAAATTATAGAATCTGTGTATCATACACGGCAGAAGTTTTATGAGCGCCTTAAAACCTTTGAGACGTTTGGCAAAGGCTGGACGCGCCGCAACAAGGAAACATTAGAAACAGCATTGGAGATGGCAGATGGCTAAACCAGGACTTTACAAAAATATCGACAACAAAAGAAAGCGGATAGCCGCTGGCTCTGGTGAGCAGATGAGAAAGCCGGGCAGCAAGGGCGCACCAACAGCGCAGGCTTTTAAGGATAGCGAGAAGACCGCTAAGAAAAAGAAGTCAATGATGAACAGGACTGCCTAGCATGAGCCGGCCACCAGAAAGAACCGGCAACAGTGGGCGCCGAGCCGCTTTTCTGCAACGCATGGGCAAGATGCCTGGGCCGACAAAGAAGAAAGACGGCACGGACACGCCGCTTCTTAAATCCTTGAAGGCTTGGGGTGCATCGTCAAAGAGCGAGGCTGTCGCCAAAGGCAAGCGGATTTCAATGATGAATAAAAAAAGAAACAGCGCATAAAAAGCTTGAAGCAATTTGATGCGCTGTTATAAATCTCTAGTGGGTGGCTTTCCACTAACATACAACCATTCGATGCCACGGGGCTTGGTCGGTTTGTTTTTGGTCGCGCTCTACCAAATGCGTCACATTTTTTACAGCGGCCACTCACACGATTCCTAAAATATAATGCCGACCAACGCCATTAAGACAGCGCCTGATAAAAACCCTACGATGGCGCCGACCAGTCCGGCTATATGAACCTCGTGTTCTGTAAACTTACTTTTCATTCGTCATCATCTCCCCTGCCAATGCCGCATATCCGGCGATATCTATCCATGTATCATCTTTACTTGGAGACATAAGAGTTCGCTGCACCTTGCTCAGTACAAACATATTGGCAGCATCCATAGGGCTAACAGCCACATCAAGATATGCTGTCCACAGCCGAGCAATCCGCTTGAACGATTCATCTGCCGGCCCATAATCGTCCGCCCTTTCGGTGCTGATTATGCGCGCAGCTTCTTTTAATATCTCATCTCTTTTCATTCTTAAACCTTCTCTCAATGCCGTCACGCGGCAGATTGTATTGCTCGACGGCCCGATCATAAGCGATCTCACTTATGTGCAGAACGTCCATGATTTGTGATTTGTTCAAGTCTAGCTTGAGCAGGTAGTTGACAGACCAAGCAGTGCGGGTGACTACAATGTTGCGTTTGAGCGGTTGGCTCTTAATGTAATCCCGAGCCTTGGATGCTGACGCCAAGCGCCTGTCAATCTTGTCAATTGTATTCTTGCCGCCGCATTGCCCCTCGTTTCTTTTGGCGTTAAGCCGCATGAGCGTCCCTATCTCTGCCTCAGTAGGCTCCCGATTAAATGCGCGCTTAAATGACATGGCGTTTATTTCAACGTCTACTACTTTGACCATTATATGTTGTATCCTTTTTTTCTAAGGTCAGATGTATACTGCTTCAAATCGCGCTGGGCAATAAAAAGCTCATTGGCAATACTCGGCCTTGCGTCCTGCCGATACCGCTCGTCCTGCAAGCGATCAACTTGAGTGCGTAGGTATTGCAATATGGCCTGCTCGGCAGGGGATAGTTCGCTCACCACCACCCCCATACAATGCCTGCGATCCATACGTTTGCAGCAACAAACGCGCTAATAATAATTACATAATCTTCCCAATCAGCTTTCATCTGTCATCTCCTTCAGTGATTGCTCAAAGTTTTTGCGGGACGCAATTGCGTTTTGCAGCATGGCTGCTTCCATTCCTATGTCGGCACTGGCAGATGCAGAGCGCACACCCGTGCCATAGTATCTTTTCAGTTCTTCAATAACCTTAATTTTATTGTCAATGAAGCTGGTCTCTTTGGCAATTGCGGATTTGATTTCGTCGATTGTCATGTGGCTCTCCTTTTATATTAAGTCTACGCCAACAATAATAATGGCGACATGAATTGCGGCAATAAAGAATACAATGCTTGTTTCCGCCCAAGCCCCCATTCCCCTGAATGCTACATAGGCAATGAGGCAGGACAGCAAGCCAGTTGCGATCCCACTGTAGGTAAAAAACTCAAGCACGATCAATTGCCGCATAGAATGTCTTGAGATATTTGGCGCCAGTTTGCTTGCAGTGCTGACGGCAGGCCCATTGGAATTTTTCAAACAGGCGTTCCGCGAGGTAGTTATCTTTGCGGAATACAGCGTCAATGCGCTGCCGATAGATTGATACTGCGTTTTCAAAGTGCATGGTGTCCTCCTTGTTTAGGTAGGGAGCCGCAGCTCCCCGTGTTGCGTTATGATTGTAAAGATTTAAGAGTGGCCTTTGCGCTGCGCACTAGACCAAACATCCAATTATCAAACGCTCCCAGCTCCCCCATTTCTACATAATATTCTGCATCTCTTATCAGCTCAGAAATAGCGGGATCGTTCTTGCTTATCCAATAATTGCTTCTAGTAGCCTTCATTACTCTTGGAGTATCTAAGTCACGCTCTTTATGGTCGTCAAAAAAGCGTTTTGGAATTTTTATTAAATTGGTCATGTGATGCCCTCCCGAGCTGTTTGTTTGTGTCTATAAATTACATATAGAATCTTGCTAGCAACTTTGCAATACCTTTGCTAGCAAAAAATTACCCTTGATAAAAATAATTGCTAGCACTATGTATGGGGAACGACT